ACCAGCGCCTGATAGACCGCTACAGGATACGGATAAACGCCCCGGTTCGCCGGGGCTTTTTCATGCTGGAACGCTACAGTAAACCTATACACCATCACTCACCATGCCGGTTCCTACCCGCGCCATTGACCGCCTGCGTAAGGCCGCCAACCTCGAACCCACCAAGCGCGAAATCGAACTGTCCGACGGCAGCATGTTCGAGATGTACGTCAGCCCACTGACCATGGCCGAGCGCGAACGCGCCCAAAAGCAAGCAAAGTCGGACGATGCCTCCGCATTTGCACTCCAGCTGCTAATCAGCAAAGCCATGGACGAAAACGGCAAAAAGCTGTTCTCTCCCGGCGAAATCGACGTCCTCAAAAACGAAGTCAAAGACAAAGACCTCCAAGCCCTGATGCTCGGCATCCTCGATGACGGCAACGACGAGCCGATGGACCCAAAAGCCTGATCGCGGATCTTCGCAAAGACAACTGGCTCATGCTCCAATTTGGCGTCGCCAAAGAACTCGGCATGAGCCTTTCCGAAGTCCGCACCACCATGACCCCAGAAGAACTCATCGCCTGGAGCGCCTACTTTAGTATCCTAAACGAGGACCAAGAAAAGCAAATGGAGAAAGCCCGCCGCCGTAGATAAGCGGGCTTTTCGCCGCCTACAATAAAGTACGACGTACCAGCCCTGGGCCGTGGCTTACAGAGCAGAAATTGAAATAAGTGTAAGAGGCACACGCCAGCTCGAAGAACTGCGCTCAAAAATAAACCAAAGTGCTGTAGCTGCCGATAGCTTAAATGAAAGCCTAGGTAAGCAAGGTAGACTCGCGCAATCCTTAGGTAATTACGAGCGGCTACTCGGAAAAGCGGCTGGAACACTTAAAGACGTAATTGCTGGTACGGAGGGAGAAACAAAAGCAATTAAGGAGTATGTAACAATTCTTGGTCAAGCCAACGAAGCCCAGACCCGCCAAAACGGTTTAATCGAGCGCGAAATTGCTTTGCGTAATCGCCTTAAAGATGCTGGTCCTCGAACTGCATTGCGTGCCCAAGAGCGCCAGATTTTTGTCGAAGAAACAATATCCCGTGGCCGTTCAGCTCGTATTGCTCGGGAGCGGTCTGCGTACCTACAAGGCCCTGGCAGAACAGCCGAAGCCGAACGTCTCGCGCAATTAGCCGCAGAGGAGAGCGCCAACCGTCAAGCGCAGTTTAAGGCAAGGGAAGCCTACGCCAAGCAAATCTTTGACATCGAAAAAAGTTTCAATAAACAACTTGTTGATTATGAAGTTGACAACTTAATGCGTACTTTTAAATTAGAAGAAAGTATGCAGACAAGATTATTTAATCAAGCCTTAGAACTTGATAAAAAAGAAGGAGCGGCATTTGACGCAGAACTCAAACGACGCACAGCCGCAAAAGAAGCTGCTTTTGAAAAAGAACGCAGGATCGCTGAACAAGTTGCAAAATCCAGTCCAATAGGCGGTGCTGCAAACATTCCCGGCAGCCCTGCATTTATACAGGCTCAAGCTCGTCGTCGCCAAGAGGCGGCAAACCGCCGTAGAGAAGCGGCAGGCAGTGCCATCATCGGTGGCGCGTTCCCGCTGCTTTTTGGTCAAGGTTTAGGCGCTGCCGCTGGTGGTGCGCTCGGCGGTGGCTTAGGTGGTGCTATCGGCGGTCAATACGGATTCGGGTTATCGCTGGTCGGTACTCAGCTAGGTACAACAATAGACATGCTCGTGTCTAAGGCTTCCCAGCTTGGCCAAGCCTTAAACCCGGCAACCGCAAACATCGATGCAATCGTAGCATCTCTTGGTCAAATTGGAACTCCGACAGCAAAACTTATAAACCGCCTTGAAGAACTTCAAGGAAAACAAGCAGCGCTACAAGAAGCTACTGCACGATTAGGAACAGTTGTTGGTGATGATGGTGTAACGGCACTAAAAGAATTTGGTGATGCAACTCTAGAACTAAGTAATGCTGTAACGCAATTTGTAACCCTACTCCTCGCAGAAGCGGCCAAACTGGCAAAAGGACCTGTCCAGCAATTTGCTGGTGGACTTACAGCACTGTCATTGCGTCAACAAGCAACGCAATCCACAGATCCGCGTATGCAAGAACTGGTACGTCGAGCCAGCTCCACTCAAGACATAGCAGAACAAGCACGCATTTTTAAAGAAATTGAAGCGTTGCAGCGTCAAATTAACGAGGAAACAAATACTGAATTAGAGAACAGAATAAATGCGCTTAGCTCGACTAACCAGTTGTTAGCCACGGAAGAACGTCGTCTTGAAATAGCACGTCTAAACGGAGACATTCTTAATGATAAAGTTTTTGCCTTAGAAAAAGAAGAACTTCTTGCACAATACAACATAGAAAACCAAAAAATTCTAAGTCAGTATCGTTCCGGGGATCTAACTTATCAAGAAGCAAAGAATCAATTTAAGGCAAATGAGCTTCGTTACGAACGCGAGCTGCTGGGTTTAGTTAAGGAACGTGTTGATGCCGAAGCTCGCGCTTTAAAGGAGGCGACAAGAGCAAGAGAACGTGCCGCCCGCGAAGCGGAACGCGCCGCCAAAGAAGCGGTTCGCGCTCAAGAACGACAGATAAAACAACTGGATGCGGCCCTTGTAGATGCTCTTCAAACAGAAATTGCCCTGATACAAATTCGCCAAGAAACTTTAGAGTTTGAGCGAGGCTCTCTTGCAGCAGTCGAACAGCGACTCCAAACAATTGCCTTAGAACGTGATAATGAACTTAAAATTTTAGATATCAAGTACCAGCAAGCAGCAGCCGAAGTTAAATCAAATGATGAAGCACTTACTCTTTACGAAACATACTTAAACCAGCGTACTGTACTTAAAGAACAGTTTGAACTTGAATATGACCGCACACGACAGCGTAAACAACAGCTTGAAGTCGAGCGAGAATTGCTCCAGCTTCAAACCCAGCAGGCTACATCTGCCGTGGGCCGTGACATCGGACGTCAGATCGAAGACGTTCAGCGAGGTCTAGCTTCTCCTTTTGGTGGCGAAGATGCCGAACGTCTTGATCTACTTGTGAGTCAAGAACGTCGCCGCATAGATGCTTTACGCGAAGTAAATGAACAAATAAATGAGCAAACTCGCTTGCGCGAAGCCGCAGCTCCTGGGGAACGAGCCGAATTTGACATCCGAATCCAAGGACTTCAAGATCAGCTAGCACTTTATGAGCGACTGCTTCCACAGCTTGACGCGGTCGAGCAAGCACAGCTACGTCAAAACCAGCTCATGGAACGCTATGGCTTCTTGGCCAACGAATTATCCACAGCAATGTCCACCGCCGTCGAAGCAGTGGTCACCGGCACTGGAACGGTCGAGGAAGCCTTCGCCACGATGTTCCAAAACATTGGCCGCGCCTTCATCGACATGGCCACCCAAATGCTGGCCCAAAAGCTGTTCATGACGAAGCTTGGCCCGCTGGGTGGCGGCAGCAGTACCGGACTCAGTATTGGGCCAGGATCGTTTGACCTAAACAGCAATTTCTTCCGCGCCAACGGCGGCCCCGTCAACGCAAACCAGCCTTACATCGTCGGCGAGCGCGGCCCTGAGCTGTTTGTTCCGTTCCAACGCGGTGACGTTGTATCGAACGGCGAATTGCGTGCTGGTGGTGCATCATCCGCGATGATGTTCCGCGAAACCGGCTCAGCTCAACTGCCATTTACCCGTAGCGCAGAATCGATCAGCCAGGCAACGCAAACCGCACAGGCAATGCAAGCTGCTGGTCCGATCAACGTGAAGTACGAATCGACGGTGATTAACGGCGTCGAATACGTGACCCGTGAGCAGGCAGAGCGCATCGGAGCGCAGTCCGCTGAACGTGGCCGAGCGCTCACGCTGCAGGCGTTGCAGAATAGCCCTAGGACGCGCAGCAAGGTGGGTATCTGATGAGCGCCTACGCATTCGTCAATTACGTCCGCTTCAAAACGCAAGCTGATGCGTACACCGGCACGCCGTATCAGAACTTCAGCATCAACGAACAGCGTGTCTACGACGGCATCACCTACAGCTTCGCCCCATTTGCCGTATCGTCCGGCGGCGGTGCTCGCGGCGGTGACCGCTCCAGTGCATCACTCGTGGCTGGTACGGATGCGTTGTCCGTCAACCTCTTCGCTGAGGCGGTGCAGAACCGCTACATGCTTGAAATCAAAACCGTCAGCCTCGATCCGCTGACCTTTGCTGACGAAGCATTGGTCGCATCTGAAATCTGGCGCGTTGCCTCCTATGACATGGA